GTTTTCATTTCGCCGAAATGTGAAGATCGAGAGCAAGGCTCTCGACGTTGACGGCGATTTCTTCGTTTTGCTGACAGAGACCGAATCGGGCTTCCCCCGCCTGCAATGGATTGAGGCGCATCGCATTGGGCAGACATTATACACCAACGAGGACAGCGTTGAGAAGGGCACCTACAAAGGACTCAAGATCAAGAACGGCATTATCTACAACGAGTTCGGCGCAGAAGTTGCCTATCGCGTCCTGACCAATAACGGCGAAGACTTCCGCGACGTATCCGCTCGCGATATGATCCACGTAACTGACCCTGATTGGTTCAGCCAGGGGCGCGGAATCCCTGCAATCGCCTCGGGAATGCTTGACTGGTATGACCTCGCAGAAGTTCGCGACTACGAGAAAATTGGGCAGAAGGTCAACGCTGCCCTGACCCTCAAAGAGACCAACGAAACAGGCAAAGCCGACACCGCCTCAAGGATTATCAACGGCACTCGCGGAGCTTCAGCCGCCCCGTTCCAGTCTGAGCTTATGGCAGGCGGGACTATCCGATATCTCAAAAACAGCGGCAAGCTCGAAGCGCACGAAAGTAACCGACCTTCCGACGGCTTCCTGAAATTCAGTGACAAAATCGAAGCTAGCGCATTCCTCGGGATGGAGTGGCGACGCGAGATGCTTGACTCTTCCAGTGTCGGCGGCGCAGGCGTCCGGGCATTCCAGCGCGATATCAACGACAGCATAAATGATCGCGTCGAGATACTCGCTCGCTTCCGTAAACGGATGGCAATCTACGTTATCGCCAAGCGCGCCAAGCAAGGCATCTATACGCTGCCCGTTGACTGGTATAAGTGCGGATTTACTAAGCCGAGAGAGTTCACAGTAGACGATGGCAACAGCCGCAAGGCCGACCGCGAAGACCTCCGCGCAGGCGTGGCCAGTGAAGTCGAGATCCTGCAAAAGCGCGGACATGACCCCATCGAATTTATCCGCAAGCGCGCGGAGTTTTTGGAACAGCGCAAACTAATTGCGAAAGATCACGGCCTTGAAGATTCCGAACTTGGAACTGTCTCAATGCCAGGCGATGACCTTAGTTTAACCGACGAAAATAAACCCCCTACTTGACACTAAACCCCAATATAACATGAGCACTAAAAACAAATGGTTCGCAATGAGCCAAAAAACCGACGCGGAAGGCGTGAAGTCTTCCGAGGCTGAAATTTCAATCTACGATAATATCGGCGGATGGGGCATTACGGCAAACGAATTTCTAGCAGAGTTAAAAGGGATCGGCGACGTTGATAAGATCAATCTGCGCATCGTCTCTGGCGGCGGATCAATCGTCGATGGCAACACTATCTTTAACGCTCTCAAACGTCACAAGGCAAGTATCACTGTTCACATTGACAGCCTCGCCGCTTCGATGGCCTCTGTAATTGCGATGGCAGGCGACAAGATCCACATGGCGGAAAATGCTTTGCTTATGATTCACAACCCGTGGACTATGAGCATAGGCGGCGCAGATCAGCTTCGTAAAGATGCTGATCTGCTCGACAAAATGTCTAAGAACATTCGCGGGAGCTATGCGCGATCAAACCTTGATACCGACGCACTTATCGCGGCGATGGACGCGGAGACTTATTACACCGCATCCGAAGCTTTGGAAGCTGGCTTCATCGACGAAATTGAAGGCGCAAACCTTGCAGCTGCATCAATTGGCGACATGGAAACATTGAAGAACTTCGCATCCATCCCACAAGGGAAGATCGACGAAATCAAGATCACCTGCCAAGCCAAGCAAATCGAAGCACTCGACGCCAAAGCAATCGAGCTTGCTAACGATTTAAACATCGAGCGCGAAGCCGTTGCAACCGAAAAAGCTATCAACGCTAAAGCCGCAATCGACCTGAAAGCACTTTGCGAAACGCACGTCACCGCCCTTGCCAAAGCCCATGAGGTCACTCAAAAAGCGATCTCTGCAAAGGCCGCTGAACTGATTGCCGAGTCCGGCACGCCAGCACTTAAAGGAGTCCTGGAAGATGACACCACGCCATCCGCAAATAAAATGACCCGCGAAGATGCAGATATTGGATATAAAGCACTGGTCGCAAATCGCGACTTTCAAGGTGCTCAAGAATTTTTCGCAGAACATTATAATCTTCTAACTTAACTTCAACCTAACCCCAATACACACACACTATGGCAAATACAATTGCAGGCGTTAATCTCGCCAAAGTTGCTAACGACACGCTACCAGCTCTGATTGATCTGTTTGCGCCACTTAGCGCACTCACTACCGACTTTTCCGCCGACATCTCGTCTAGCGGTGCGTCGATTACAACTCGCATCCCGACTAACGTCACTGCGGGCAACATGGCCACCGGCTACCAGACAAATTCTTCTGACGTTGCTATGGTCGCAAAGACCGTAACTCTCGATCAGTTCAAGGGATTCACCTATGGTTTTTCAGACTTGGAACGCAGTAAATCGGAACTCGATCTGAACAACCTCTTTGTTGAGCCCGCTCTTGAAGCAGTCGGGGAAGCAGTTTTCGGTTACATCTGGGATCTGGTTGTCAACGCAAACTTCGCATCGACTGAAGTCATCACATCAGCCAATTTTGATCGCGATAATCTCGCTGATTTTAACGCGCTGCTGACGCTTGCGAAAGCTGGCAAGGGCGGTCGCTCAGTGCTAATGAATCCGACATACTATGCGAGCCTCGTCAAAACGCTCAACAGTGCGGAGATTCCCGGCATCACAGCCGACAAAGCCGAGGCAAGGGTTCCCCGCGTTGCAAATTTTGATTGCTACGAGACCACCCTCGCAGACGCAAACGGTGAAAACCTCGCTGCATTCGCGCTGCATAAATCAGCTCTAATCATGGCAGCCCGCACAGTAGTCGCAGACGAAATGACCGCGAAAGCTGGCGTGGATGTGACAACCGTGATTATACCAGGGCTTGGCCTTCCGGTGCAGTTTCGTAAATGGTATGCAGCCGACGGCGTATTGTATTTCAATGTCAATGTGCTCTTCGGCGCATCCGTTGGAATCGCAACCGCCGGACACCGCATCACCACTGCGTAAATCATTTGAGTGCCCTGCTCATGTAGGGCGCTCTTTTTAACCCCCTTAAATTTTACACTATGTTTAAACCATCCGCCACAATCCACCGCTCATCGAAAGGTGAGGTCAAGGTAATCGTATGTTCGGAAGATGCTGGTAAATGTCTCGACGCTTACCGCACCTGCACCGATCCCGGCACAGTTGTTTACATTAGAAAAGGCCACTTAGACAAATCCAAGAACGTTGAATCGAAAGCACAACTTGAGGCCAAAGCAAAGGCAGTCGAAGACGCGGCAAAAGCACGTTTGAAAGTCCAACTTGAAGAAGCATCGGCCAAAGCCGAGGCATCAGCCAAAGCAGCCGCCGAAGCAAAAGCAAATCTGGAAACATTGAGCCCGAAGAAGTCTCAAAAAGTAACAACCGTTTAACGCTACCCCGACACCCACGCGGTCACCCTGCGGCTCGTCCTTTTACGGGCGGGCCGCACTTATTTTCACACATGAGCTTTGAAAACGAAATTCAAGCAGGCTTTGCCGAAGCGGATCTTTTCGCCGGCGAATCGTTCACGCTCTCAAATCACTCAGGCGACTTCCGTGGCGTCTTCAGGGGCGATCAGTCACCAGTTTCATTTGACGAGATCCAAGGCTTTGACACGGCAACCACCAACGAAGTTAGCGTCAGTAAGTCAAAGTTCACTTCCAACGATCCGCCAATGGTAAACGAGACGCTAACCAATGGCGCGGATATTTACATAATTACCGAGGTGACCGCTGCCGACTCTGCATCATGGGATATCAAACTGACGAAGAGCAATGGCTAAGAAAAACTTCTCCGTAGATGACACGCTTTACAAAGCGCAGGCGAAGAAACTTGTCCGTGAATTGAAGCTGGATGAGCCGAAGTTCGTCCGCGAGCAGGCGGGAATATTTGCGCAACTACTTTGCAAGATCACTCCGCCATTCAAATCGTTCCCAAAGATGAGCGGACGCCCGACATATACGACAGGCGGCGCTCAAGCTCAGGGAAAGAAAGCCGTCAGGGCTGGGTTCTTTAGCGCGGTGCAGCGAATGGGAAACTTGAGTAAATGGAAAAGCAAAAGCATTAGAAGCGCAATCAGGGCAGGTGACACCAGTAAGCTTACAGTGATTTTTGCCAATATGAAAAACTCAAACAAGCACGGAATGAAGGTGCGCAACTATAGCGACCAGTTAAGAAACAGTAAGCGAAACGCGCGCGGACGGGTGAACCGTGGCACTCAGCCTATTGTGGCAATCACCAACGCAGATGTGAACAAAGGACTAAAGCGAGCCGTCAATAATGTCGGCATTGCTAAGTCATCATTCGCGCTAGCCGCTCTTCGGCTGGGTCGCAAGTCTCCACCTAAGTGGATTTCAAAACATTTTAGCAAGGTGAACACGCCAGTAAAGATGCCAACGGCAGGCTCGCCAATTGCCCGCTTTACCTCTTCTGCCAAAGGGCTCGACGTTACCATGCGCAGGCTGAAAGACGCGGAACGTTTCCGGCTCAAAGCGATGGTGCTAAACTTGAAATCAATAGTCAAAGCAAACGCCAAAAAGGCAGGATTCAAAACCCGATAACATTATGGAATTAATAAATTACGACTTTGAAAGCGCCATTGAAGGTGGATTTGCAAAACTCTTTGCCGCGTCAAATATCGACTTGCGTATCGCTGACGACATTGACGATGGCGAGTTGCCAGACGAATGCGTCTTACTACAATTGGACGCGGGAGGCGCGCTTGGAGAGCAGCATCAAAACGCGGCAGGCGAGTATGACCACTATAGCGGCACGCTCGACGTTACCATAAAGACGCCGCGCGTGTCGGGCGACCAGGTGGCGGTGCAAGAAGGCTTCAAATCTCGGCATACTGAGCTGGTCGCGCGCACCCGGCAGTTGCTTGAAGAGATCACGGCGGACGACATTACAGCGAACTGGCTGGATAGGGATAGTTATACCGTTTCCGGCGCGGGAACTACGGCGGCAAATGGTATTTATGTGCGCAATGGGTCAAGCGCAGGGAATGCAAAATACACTCTATCGAGTGGGGTAACTGAGCTTTTTGATTTGGAGTTTGTTAATGCTTCACCGGTTTACTGGCAAATCTATGACAAAACAGAGTCTGAGCAGCTTTATAAGGTCGAGTCTGACAGCACGATACCACCGCTCACAGGTTGGGCGACGGCGGGAGCTTACGCCACCATGGACGGGGTGGAAGACAAGATCACCTACGCGACTGGCTACGGTTTCTCCTATCGCACTGCAACCGTAATGATGCGTGTGACGAGCCTCGGCGACAGGACGATCAGTGGGTTTACATTCACGCCCACCGCAACGGGCG